ATAGGCTATACGATACACACTTTAAACTCGTTGATAAATAGCCTTCCACTTTCATCGAATATGGAGAAAACAACTGTTCACGTAGACGTAGACCCACAGAGTCCGTTCCTACTGCAGTTGCAGCGAAACTTTCCCCAATTTGAGATAGTGGCCAACCTGGTCACCCCGAATGACCACGCCAATGCTAGAGCTTTCTCGCATTGCGCAAGCAAGTTGATCGAAGCGGAGGTCCCCGTCACCACGCCGATCATCGACATCGGCAGCGCGCCCGCTCGTAGAATGTATTCCGAGCACCAATACCATTGCGTTTGCCCGATGAAATGCCCGGAAGATCCCGACCGCCTGACAACGTACGCCCACCGACTCCTAGAGAACTCCACCAAGATAGCTGACAAGAGACTTGATGCAAAGATACAAGATCTCAAAACCGCTTTGGAGAACCCTGACATTGAAACCGGCTCTATCTGCTTCCACGACGACGCATCGTGTCGTTGGGTAGCGGAGGTATCGGTCATGCAGGATGTTTACATTGACGCCCCGAGTTCCATTTACCTGCAAGCCCTCAAAGGCGTACGCAAAATATACTGGATTGGATTTGACACTACGCAATTCATGTTTAAGGCCATGGCCGGGTCTTACCCTTCATACAACACCAATTGGGCAGATGAAAAAGTGCTGGAAGCCCGTAACATCGGACTGTGCAGCACCACACTGAGCGAGGGGTCGACAGGGAAACTGTCGATCCTCCGGAAAAAGAAGTTACTACCTGGGTCTCAGGTGTATTTCTCCGTCGGGTCAACCCTGTATCCCGAGAACCGCTCACACCTGATGAGTTGGCACCTTCCTTCCGTGTTCCATCTGAAAGGAAAAACCCCGTTCACCTGCCGCTGTGACACAGTGGTAAATTGTGACGGGTACGTGGTTAAACGTATATCGATTAGCCCGCAACTCATCGGGAATCCGACGGGATACGCGGTCACCAACAACAGTGAGGGATTCTTACTGTGCAAGGTAACCGATACTGTACGCGGAGAACGGGTCTCGTTCCCCGTGTGCATGAGTATCCCAGCCACAATATGCGACCAGATGACGGGCATCTTAGCCACAGATGTCACCCCGGAAGACGCACAGAAGCTGCTGGTTGGGCTCAACCAGCGCATTGTCGTCAACGGAAAAACAAACCGAAACGTCAACACCATGCAAAACCACCTACTACCGGCCGTGGCACAAGGGTTCAGCAAGTGGGCGAGAGAGAGGAAAGCGGACGGAGAGGACGAGCGCGACCTCGGTACACGAGACCGCTCCCTCGCTTTTGGATGCATGTGGGCCTTCCGCACGAAGAAGGTGCATTCCTTTTATCGTCCACCTGGCACACAGACTATCGTCAAGGTCGCTGCCGTGTTCAGCGCAGAGCTCACTGCTGCCCCGCTGTGGATTACACCCCTTTCTCTTCCGCTGCGGCTCAAGCTAAAGATAGCACTCTCGAAGAGGCGTGACCAAACCCTAGCCACGATCCCTGATATAGCAATTACGAACGCGGTTCAGTTCCAAAAAGAAGCGGATGAGACGAAACGGGCTGAAGAACTGCACGTTGCCCTTCCCCCATTGAGAGGGGCAGACCCCGATGAGCCAGTGCCCCTGGAAACCGTGCACTGTGAAGTCGAAGAACTCACAGACGACGTTGGGGGCGCGCTCGTAGAAACACCGAGAGGGCACGTGAAGATACTCCCTCAGGCCACAGATAATATGGTCGGCAACTACCTGGTCATTTCCCCCCAAGCGGTGCTCCGCAATGACAAACTAGCGCGCCTCCATCCGCTAGCCGAGCAGGTCAAGATTATCACCCACAACGGCCGAAAAGGACGCTACGAGGTCGAACCGTACAGCGGCAAGATGCTTTTACCAACGGGTAACGCGGTGCCATGGCCTCAGTTTTGTGCCCTGGCCGAAAGCGCTACCTTGGTTTACAACGAACGCGAAATGATCGACCGCAAGCTTGCGTACATAGCCAGAAACGGTCCGGCCTTAAATACTGACGAAGAACAGTATAAAATTGTCGCGGCTACTAAAGCTGACAGCGATTACGTGTTCGACATTGACCGAGTCCGTTGCGTCCCTGTCAAGGAGGCCTCCGGCCTGGTCTTGGTCGGGGAATTAACCCAACCACCGTACCATGAACTAGCCCTGCAAGGGCTCTATACCAGACCTTCAGCACCGTACCCCGTCGAGACCATAGGGGTGATAGGCACACCCGGATCGGGCAAATCTGCGATAATCAAGAACACAGTCACCACCCGCGACCTGGTCACCAGCGGCAAGAAGGAGAATTGCAAGGAGATCGAGAACGACGTGCTCCGTCTGCGCAACCTCGTTATCAAGAGCCGCACCGTCGACTCTGTCCTCCTGAACGGGTGCCAGCACGATGTAGATGTCCTGCATGTTGACGAAGCATTCGCCTGCCACGCCGGCACTCTGCTTGCCCTTATCGCCATAGTCAAACCTAAGCTCAAGGTGGTGCTCTACGGTGACCCGAAACAGTGCGGCTTCTTTAACATGTTGCAGATACAGGTCCACTTCAACAACCCAGAGCAGGACGTCTGCTCCCGTCTGTACTATAAGTACATCTCCCGACGCTGCATCTTGCCAGTCACGGCGCTAGTCTCGACCATCCACTATGACGGAAAAATGAGAACAACCAATCCGTCTACGCAGCGCATCGAGATAGACACTACCGGTACCTCGAAACCGAAACCCTCTGACCTCATATTAACTTGTTTCCGCGGATGGGTCAAGCAGCTACAGCTTGAGTACCCTCGCAACGAGGTCATGACGGCCGCAGCTTCCCAAGGCCTGACCCGTAAGCGCGTCTACGCAGTACGCTACAAGGTAAACGAGAACCCTTTGTACGCCTTCACCTCTGAGCACGTGAACGTGCTGCTGACACGCACTGAGCATACTCTGGTCTGGAAAACCCTACAAGGAGATCCCTGGATAAAGCACTTAACCAACATCCCGAAAGGAAACTTCGTCGCTACGCTCGACGAGTGGCACGCTGAGCACGATGGCATCATGGCAGCGATCCGGATGCCCGTCGCTGCAACCAACGCCTTTAGTTGCAAAACCAACGTCTGTTGGGCCAAGGCTCTCGTCCCGATCCTAGCCACCGCCGGCATCACGCTCACAGGCGCCCAGTGGGCTGAACTATTCCCTCAATTTGACAGGGACGAACCGCACTCAGCCACGTTCGCACTGGACGTCTTGTGCGTAAAATTCTTCGGCTTCGACCTCACAAGCGGCCTGTTCTCTAAACCGACAGTGCCTCTAACCTTCAGACCTGCAAGCGCCAGTAACGCCCGAGCCCACTGGGACAACACTCCAGGTGACCAAAGGTACGGGTTCGACAAGGACGTTGCACGCACCCTGACCCGTCAGTATCCTGTGATGGAGACCGCAGGCCGCGGCCACGCCATATCCCCAGTACTCGGCACCACTCACATACTGACCAGCCGGGACAACTTTGTACCTGTTAACCGCTGCGTGCCGCACACTCTGAAGAGCAGCTCGGTGCATTGTGCCAAAGACTCCTTGACACCTATCCTGTCAACCATAGCTGCTCACTCCATCCTTGTCGTCTCGTCTCGACCCGTGGATCTGCCCACCAAACGAATTACATGGGTCGCGGAACTGGGCACCCCACAGTGCCCGAACACTTTCAAGTTGCCGTGGGGTTTTCCGAAGATTTTCTTACATGACGCCGTGGCCGTCAACATCGAGACAGCATTTCGCGCACACCATTACCAACAGTGTGAAGACCACGTGGTTACCCTTAAAACCCTCGGCAAATCAGCACTTGCCAACCTACGGCCTGGCGGCACCCTCATTCTGCGCACATACGGCTACGCTGACCGCAACAGTGAGAATGTAGTTACTGCGCTGGCCCGCAAGTTCGCCCGTGTCACCGCCATCCGATCGCCCAGCGCGTCGTGCGACACTGAGATCTACTTAGTGTTCAGAAAGTTTGACAATAACCGTTCACGCCAATTTACTTTGCATAACCTTAACAGGTGCATATCGGCCATCTATGAGAGCTCACAAGAGGGCGACGGGGTCGGGGCAGCCCCATCCTACACAGTGGTCAGGGGCAACATTACGGCCACCCGCGCACATGCCGTCGTCATTCCAGTCACACCAGACCACAAAGACGGCGTGTACAGATCCTGTTCTAAAAAATGGGGACCGCTTCCACCTATGGAGTGGTCGGAAGGAGGTACGCTGTTCTCGCCCGGCACGCCTGCCACACTGCAGGTATGCGTACCCGCCCTCCATAACGCCGACTCGACCGCAACTCAGCAGGCGTACCGTGCCATAGCAAAGGTGGTCGTTGACGAACAAATACCGTCCCTTTCGCTCCCGGTATTAGCAATCAAGAAAAATGGCGCATCTGATGTCGTGACGGAGTCACTCAACCATCTCGTAACCGCATTGGACCAAACTGACGCGGACGTCACCATATACTGCCTGGATAAGGGACGGCACCGAAAGATCGCGGAAGTTATCGCACGCAAAGAGGCAGTAACGGAGCTAGTGGACGACGACCTCGAGATCGACGAAGAGCTGACTTGGGTACACCCGGACAGTTGCCTTAAGAACCGTAACGGCTTCAGTACCAGCAAAGGCAAACTGTACTCCTACCTCGAGGGTACGAAATTCCACCAAATGGCGAAGGACTTTGCTGAAATAAGGTCGCTGTTCCCATCGGAAGCAGAGGCCAACGAACACATTTGCTCACTAATACTAGGGGAGACTATTGAAGGTATCCGCGAGAGCTGCCCGGTATCCGACAACCCTCCGTCTACCCCCCCCAAGACAGTACCGTGCTTGTGCATGTACGCCATGACACCGGAGAGAGCCTTGCGCCTCAAAAGCAATTCCGTGACGCAGATCACAGTTTGCTCCTCATTCACCTTAGGGAGGCATCACATCAAAGGGGTCCAGAAGATAGCATGCTTGTCACCGATGCTCTTCAACCCCGCACCGCTCGTCGCCCGCACCATCCGGAAGCCTCCAGCGCTGGCCACACGGGCACCTATCGATCTGCAGATGCCAGCGACACGGCCCACGCCTGCACGGTTGGTGCCCACGCGCAGAGCCCCGTCACCTCCCAGCTACAAAACCGTTAAGCGACCCACAGCACCGCCTCCGCCGCCGCCTACCTCGCGCCCGCCGACCCCCGTCCCGGCACCGAGGCTGTCGCTCCTTCAGACGCCTGTCCCGGCGCCGCGCCGCCACGTTAGCCCCCCGCCTTCGGAGGAAGGCAGCCTGCAACTACCTGCTACCTCCGAGGACACCGTCAGCTTCTCATTCGGGGACTTCAGCGAAGATGAGGTTTCATCCCTGACGGGAGGAGAGTATTGACTAACCGGAGCGGGAGGGTACATATTTTCATCTGACACAGGTTCAGGACACCTGCAACAACGGTCCGTTTTACAGAATCGTACCACTGAAACCGTGTTAGAACGCGTTACTCACGATCGTATCTTTGCTCCGCAACTGAACGAGCAAAGGGAGAGCGCTCTAAAACTAAAGTATCAAATGTATCCCTCTGACGCTAATAAAAGTAGATACCAAGCCCGTAAGGTGGAGAACCAGAAAGCTATATGCGTGCAGCGACTGACCGCCGGTAGTCGCCCGTACTCTTTTGGGGTACCGGAACCGGAATGTTACCGTGAGACTTACCCCGCGCCCCTTTACTCCGTGCCTGTGCCCGTAGCTTTTAAAGACCCTGTCACAGCTGTAGCTGTCTGCAATGCCTACCTGGCAGCAAACTATCCTACTGTGGCCTCGTACCAGATCACCGACGAATACGACGCCTATCTTGACATGGTTGACGGTACTGTGGCCTGCCTTGACACGGCCACTTTTAACCCGTCAAAGCTTCGCAGTTTTCCTAAGGGGCATCATTACCAGGAACCGACCATTAGAAGCGCCGTACCTTCCCCTTTTCAGAACACACTCCAGAACGTCCTAACGGCTGCTACCAAACGTAACTGTAACGTTACCCAGATGCGAGAACTCCCCACGCTAGACTCCGCCGTTTTTAACGTAGAGTGCTTCCGTAAGTACGCCTGCAACTCGGACTATTGGGATGAGTACAGACAGAAACCTATCCGCGTCACCACCGAGTATGTCACAGCTTACGTGGCCAAGCTTAAAGGAGGAAAAGCTGCCGCCCTGTTCGCTAAGTCTCACGACCTCCCAGCATTAGGAGAAGTCCCCATGGACCGGTTCGTTATGGACATGAAGAGGGACGTCAAAGTGACGCCCGGGACAAAACACACAGAGGAGCGACCGAAGGTCCAGGTTATACAAGCAGCCGAACCACTAGCCACCGCGTACTTGTGCGGTATCCATCGTGAACTCGTTCGGCGCCTGACCTCCGTGCTTCTACCCAACATACACACACTCTTCGATATGTCGGCGGAAGATTTTGACGCAACCCTCGCCCACCACTTCAAAGCGGGAGACCCAGTTCTGGAGACGGACATCGCCTCATTCGACAAAAGCCAGGACGACGCACTGGCCGTTACGGGACTCATGATCCTCGAGGATCTTGGCGTTGACCCACCGCTCCTTGACCTTATCGAAAGTGCGTTTGGCGACATCACCAGCACTCACCTACCGACCGGCGCACGTTTCCGCTTTGGGGCAATGATGAAGTCGGGTATGTTTCTAACCCTGTTCATCAACACGGTGCTCAACGTCGTCATTGCTAGCAGAGTCCTCGAGCGGAGACTAACAGATTCGGCGTGCGCCGCATTTATAGGCGACGACAACATTATCCACGGTGTCCGCTCAGACAAAATCATGGCTGACCGATGTGCCACTTGGCTCAACATGGAAGTCAAGATAATTGACGCCATTGTGGGCGACTACCCTCCCTACTTCTGTGGAGGTTTCATATTAGTCGACTCTGTTACGGAGACAGCATGCCGAGTGGCTGACCCGCTGAAAAGGCTATTCAAACTGGGCAAGCCACTTGCGGTCGACGACGATCATGACGACGACCGTCGCCGAGCTCTGAAGGACGAAACGGCTGCTTGGTTCCGAGTCGGCATACGCGAAGGCATCTGCACAGCCGTCGCCTCGCGGTACGAAGTCGACAACATTGCGCCTGTACTTTACGCATTACGTACCTTCGCAGATTCGCCGACAAACTTTTCGGCACTCAGAGGTCCCTTCAAACACCTGTACGGTGGACCTAAATAGTGCACGTATTACCAGTATACTAGCACGCCATCAATATGTTTCGCCGAAGCAACAACAACCGACAACCCAGACGTGAAACGCGTGGCCCGCAGCCGCGGCGCGGTCCGCCGCCTTACCGCCCCCCGCGAGCCAACATGTCCCTTACCCGCCAAGTAGAGGCGCTGACCACGGCGGTCCAGAAGCTCGTCGTGGTTAACAAGCGTCGCCCTGACAAGGAGCAGACCAACACCCAACAGCGCCAAGCCGCCGCGCAGAAAGCGGTCGCTCGCAAGCCGCCGCCGTCCAAGAAACCAGCGACCCCTAAGAGGAAGCCCGGGAGAAGAGAGCGGACTGCCCTCCGACTGCAGGCCGACCGGGTCTTCCCGATCCTCAGTGACCAACAGGTCACCGTCGGGTACGCAGTCGCTCTGGAGGGCCGCGTCATGAAACCACTCCATGTGAAAGGGACCATCGATCACCCGCTCCTCGCGTCCCTTAAATTCACGAAGTCGACATCATTTGACATGGAGTACGCGATCCTTCCCCTCTCCATGCGAAGCGACGCATTCAGTTACACTAGCGAGCATCCGGATGGGTTCTACAGCTGGGTCCACGGCGCCGTCCAATGTACTAACGGCCGGTTTTCCATCCCCACCGGGGCAGGCGGGCCTGGTGATAGCGGTCGTCCGGTTCTCGACAATACAGGCAAGGTGGTCGCTCTGGTGCTGGGCGGAGCCAATGAAGGATCACGCACCGCGCTTTCCGTCGTCACCTGGAACAGTTCGGGCACGGCTTCTAAGACCACCCCGGAAGATACCGTAGAGTGGTCGGCTATGGTGACCGCCCTGTGCGTCCTTGGCAACGCCACCTTCCCTTGCTCAACACCACCCATCTGTTTCGATAGCTCGCCCGGGGACACCCTAGGCATGCTGGAGGACAACGTCGACCACCCGCAGTTCTACGATCTTAGGAACGCTGTGCTCACCTGCGACCATCTTCCGTCACCTAAGCGCATTAGGCGCTCCACGCAACCGTCCCCGGACGGTTACCGTCTGGCCACACCCTACATAGGCAGATGTGCCGCATGCAATAACGGCACTACATGCTTCAGTCCCATCAAGATAGAGGCGGCCTGGACCTCCCCCCACACTGCCGTGCTCAAACTGCAGTTGTCCGTCCTGTTTGGGATCGGGACCTCTGGACAACCTGACCCGGCAGTTGTCAGCTACGTCTCGCCCGACGACCATCAGACCAAATCTACAGCCGCTACCGACTTGACCATCACCACATCGGGCCCTTGTATCGTCACAGCCTCCAGGGGATTCTTCGTTCTAGCACAGTGCCCGCCTGGGGACATCGTCACGGTGTCTCTACTTGGCCATTACTGCTCCATCGAGTTCTCGCACGTGAGACCGTTTGTCGGCAACGAAGAATTCGCCACTTCCCCTTTGCATGGGACACGTCGCCCATGCTTGGTCTACGACGCTGCTCGGTTCTCTAGCGACACCGAGATTACCCTGCATAGGGCAAGGCCTCAGGCAGTTTCGTCGCTCCTGTCATTGCAGAACGGCACCGTGTACATCACCGTACCCGAAAACCGGACGGTCACGTACGAGTGCTTGTGCGACGCTGCCCATTCAGGCTACGTCAAGGCGTCAAGCCCTTTGCCGGGCTGTACACGGGTTGCTCAATGCGTGGCCACTCTCAACGATGAAACTCGGTGGGTACCTAACACCGACGACTTCATCCGCCACTCGGACCACACGCCGCGCGGCAAGGTCGAGGTGCCGTTCCCGCTGCAAAGTGGCGAATGCCTGGTTCCTTTGGCTCGAGCGCCTTCCATACGCTACTCCCGCAACCACGTCGAGCTCACTCTTGTCTCTACCAGACGGACTCTCCTAACTACTCGACAGCTCGGTGACGACGCCAACGCCACTGCCGAGTGGATCGAAGCGTCAGCTCGCAGAGGGTTCTACCTCCCTCCGGAAGGGCTGGAGTTTACATGGGGCAACAACTTGCCCTCCCGCGTATGGCCTCAAGCGTCTGCATCGGGCAACGCGCACGGATACCCGCACGAGCTAGTCGCGTACCACTACAGCAGAGCGCCTTTCCTGACTGTAGTTGTCCTTGCCGCGATACTCGCGGCGATACTTTCATCCGTGCTCTGCTGTTGCTGGTCTTGGTCCTCTCTCCGCTCGCTTCTTCGCTCGCCGTACGCCCTGGCACCTAATGCCACGGTGCCCATGTGCCTAACGCTCCTTTGCTGCGTCCGACAGGCCAAGGCAGACACCTATTTTGACGCCACATCATATCTGTGGAACAATTACCAGCCACTCTTCTGGGCACAGCTGGCCATCCCGACTGCGACCATCTTTCTGCTGCTGAGGTGCTGTTCCCTTGCCGTTGCTTTTTTAGCTGTTGCGGGCGCGGGACTTCCTGTAGCCCGCGCCCACGAACATGCGGCCAATGTTCCCAACTCACCACTTCTATCGTATAGAGCGTTGGTAGAGAGACCGGGTTACACGCCGCTGCCGCTAGAGCTTAAGGTCATAGACACACGCATTCAGCCCACCACCTTGACACACTACTACACGTGCCCATACAAAACCGAAGTGCAGTCACCAAAGGTCAAGTGCTGCGGCAGCCTTCAATGCGGATCCTCGAACCTGCCCGACTACCGATGTCAGGTATTCACGGGTGTTTACCCGTTCATGTGGGGAGGCGCGCAGTGCTTCTGCGAGTCCGAAAACTCGCAGATGAGCGAGGTACACGTGAGCGCTGACCCGTCATGCAGTGTGGACCACGCTGTCGCGGTCTCAGTCCAGAATCCCGTGGTGAAGGCCACCCTCATGGTCAAAGTTGGTAACTCCAGCACCACTATCGGTGTTTACGCCAACGGGGTCTCGCCCGGCTACACGAACGGTGCCAAACTCATCGTCGGCCCTCTGTCCACGGCATGGAGCCCATTCGCGGACAAACTCGTGATCTACCAAGGGCGGGTCTACAATTATGCCTTTCCCGAATACGGAGCCGGGCTCCCAGGATCACTCGGGGACCTTCAGCTGCCCAGCCTCACGTCAAAGGACTTCTTCGCTAACACCGGGCTGGTGCTCAACCGCCCAGACACCTCTTCGCTCCATGTACCCTACACGCAGGTCCCCAGTGGTTTCCTATCTTGGAGGGATCAACGGCCCCCAGACCTGCAGCAGACCGCCCCGTATGGCTGCACCATACATAGCAACCCGCTCCAGGCGGTCAACTGCTCCTTCGGCAGCATCCCGGTTTCCATCGATATCCCGGAAGCAGCATTCACCCGATCCTATGACGCACCATCGATTACGTCGCTGAAGTGCACACCCATCGAGTGTGTCCACTCGGCAGGGTACGGCGGTCTCGTGCGCCTTGACTACGTAGCTGACAAACTCGGATCATGCGGAATCCATTCCCACGACGACGCGGTACTGCTCAAGGACTCGCTGATCAAGGTAAACACGTCAGGAGCTTACACGGGACTGTTCTCCACCGCGAGCCCCGCTGTCGATTTCGAGGTCTCGCTCTGCTCGGCCCGCGCTACCTGCACCACCTCGTGCAAACCACCGACCGAGCACGCAGCACCGCACCCCCACTTGACTTCACAGACTTTTGAGTCAGCGATCACCTCTTCGGGGTGGGCGTGGCTCTTCACGCTCTTCGGCGGATCGGCATCGCTGCTCACCGTCGGAGCACTTATTGCGGTAGCGATCTTGCTTATTTCACACTTGCGCCGCTGACCGAGCACATTACTAGTTCACGGGGACCAAGTACCCTCAATAGTAACAAAATTATAAAACCCAAAAACAGGTATAGACGGCCTTACCGTCTTTATCATTATTAATCACCTAGTTCACAGGGACGAACAACCCCTTAATAGTAACAAAACACAAAACCCAAAAACAGGTATGGGCCTCCTAATGTGCCCGATTAACCAATAGCCGAACTCACAGAGATGTAGGCCCCGAACTCCACGGAGATGTAGGGAAACACTAACGCCGAACCCCACCGGGGACGTAGGCTCGCCATTCAAGCCGAACTCACAGAGATGTAGGCCCCGAACTCCGAGGAGATGTAGGGATAAAATTTTGTTTTTAATATTTC